GGAAAAATACCAAGACATCTATCACAACCAAAAGAATATAAGATGCGAATACTTTGTATAACTTCTGCTAACTCAGGTGTAGGCTTCCACAGGATAATGATGCCAATAGTACATATGGAAAAAGAGTATGCGCTAATTACAGACGTACTTAATGATGAGTTATTAGAGCAGGGGTGGGATATTGTGCTAATGAACAGAATGCTTAACGAGATTGATGCAAAGCAAATGGACACATGGCGAACCAAGTACGGCTTTAAGTTAGTAGTGGATAACGATGACCATTGGGAACTAAACGAAAGCCATTTGTTGTATTTAAGATACAAGCTCAATAACATACCTAAACTGATTACTGACTATTTAGAAGTTGCAGACCTCTGCACCTGCACTCACGAAAGACTAGCAGCAGAGATAACTAAATACAATAAGAACGTTCACATATTACCAAACGCTTTACCTTATGGAGACGAGCAGTTTAGAGATGATAAACTAGATAGCGACAAGGTTCGCTTATTCTGGTCCGGCAGCGGAACACACGAAAGAGACTTAGATTTAATTAGGCATCCTTTCAAAAGGTTGCAAGGTATGAATATAAGAACTGTGATAGCCGGGTACAACGATGGCGAGAAGGCGGTATGGGATAAAATGATAGATGCCTTTACTTGCGGACTAAAACTTAACCCTACAATATATAACTATGCAAAGGTTACAGAATATATGGGAGCTTACACAGATAGCGACATTTCAATTATACCTTTGGTAGATAACAAGTTTAACGCTATGAAGTCAAATCTTAAAGTATTAGAGACGGCTGCAAAAAAGAACCCTGCCGTTGTTAGCTATGTCAATCCTTACTTAAATATGCCGGTGCATTACGTTAAAAGCCAAAAGGATTGGTATAAGCATATCAAAGATTTAGTTAATGATGAGCAGATGCGAAAGGAAAGCGGAGATAAACTATTTGAGTTCTGCAAAAAGAACTATAACTTTGAGGAGATAAATTTAGACAGAAAGTATATTTATAGTAAACTATGCCAGTAATTAAATGCTCTAACGGCAAATATAGAATAGGCTCAGGCGGTTGTGTTTACGATACCGAAGAGAAGGCTAACAAGGTTTGGAAGGCTATCCTTGCAGGTGGCAAGTTTGCGGATAGCTATACCGATTACCCGGAATCAGCAACTAATAACGCAAAGAGAGCTTTGGAGTGGGTAGAGAAACACGGGTGGGGTTCATGTGGAGAAGCAACCGGCAAAGCAAGAGCAAGGCAGTTAGCAAACAGAGAGCCGATTAGCAGAGACACTATTGCTCGTATGGCTTCCTTTAAAAGACATCAGCAGCATAAAGATGTTCCATATAGCGAAGGTTGTGGTGGCTTAATGTGGGACGCTTGGGGTGGCACTAGCGGAGTTGAGTGGGCAATTAATAAGTTAAAAGAGATAGACAATAAATAATTTGTATAGTTAAATTTTTTAATCAATTAATTATTAATCAACGGAAAATTTAATGGGGAAACTATGCAGAGACACACTTTAAACTATTTACAAGGAATGGGGTTTGATTCGTCAGATACCATTCTTTGTGAAGTGTGTGGCAAAGTAGCGGTAGATATAGCGCACATAGTTGCAAGGTCTAAATTCGGCAGTAAAAGAAAACAACTGCAAGACCATATAACTAATTTATGTGCTATGTGTAGAGAGTGCCATTACGATTATGATTTTAAAAATAGGTGGACTGCTGAGGAAATATTTGAGATACATTTAAAAAACATACCAAATGGCAAAAGGTAGCGAGAACAAGAATAAAATTTCATTCGGGAAAAGGAAGCGAGGCTTTGCTAAGAAGTCCTTTAATAAACATAACCCGAGACCGAAACCATATAAAGGGCAAGGCAGATGAGAAAGCTAACTGCTATATGGCTGCTCCTAACACATAAGGCTTACTTCGTTGCAGTATGTAAGACAGGTATGAATGGAGACGATATGACCACCATAGGCAATTACACCTATGCGATGGCAGAAACTTTAATCAATAAGCACATAGCAGACGTAGACACTTACTTAGACCAAGAAGACGCAATAGACGAAGCAAACGATATAATCAACGGCATATTATGATACAAAACGTACCAATCAACACAGTTAAAGCAAACCCGAACAATCCTAGAATAATTAAAGACGATAAGTTTGCAAAGCTCGTAAAGTCAATTAACGAGTTTCCACAAATGCTAAAACTTAGACCTATTGTAGTTAATGACGATATGGTTGTACTTGGTGGAAATATGAGATTAAAGGCTTGTAAGGAAGCCGGACTTAAAGAGATACCGATTATCAAAGCAAGTGAACTGACCGAGCAGCAACAAAAGGAATTTATAGTTAAAGACAACGTAGGCTATGGCGAATGGGATTGGAACGACCTTGCAAATAATTGGGATAGTGAGCAGCTAATAGATTGGGGGTTAGACATACCCGGCTTTGATGCAGAAGTTATAGAAGCTGAGGAAGATGACTTTGCAGTTCCAGACGGAGGCATTGAAACGGATATAGTATTAGGAGATTTATTTGAGATAGGAGAACACCGATTGCTTTGTGGCGATAGTACGGATATTGAAAAGGTAGAACTTTTAATTAAAGGAGATAAATGTAACTTACTTACAGACCCACCATACGGAATTAAAGCAAATAAACAAACACTTGGTACAGGTAAAAAGCAATTTCATAGAGGCGAAGATTGGGATAACGAAGTGCCTGACTTTTTTTATATTTTAGCTTTAATAGACCAAGCTATAATATGGGGTGGTAATTATTTTACAAATAGACTTGATGTAACTAATGATTGGTTATGTTGGCATAAAAAAAATGACGGATTAAGTTTTAGTGAATTTGAATTAGCGTGGTCAAATGTTGGAAAAAATTGTAGATTATTTTCTCACCATTGGGGTGGCGAAGAGAAGATGCACCCTACTATGAAACCAATTAAGGTAATGGAATGGTGTATATCATTTTTAGATGAGAAGCCAATTTTAGATATTTTTAGTGGTTCTGGAAGTACAATGGTAGCATCGCATCAATTAAAAAGGAAGTGCTACGGAATGGAACTTGACCCTAAATATTGCCAAGTTATAGTAGACAGAATGCGTAAACTTGACCCTACATTAGTTATTAAAAAGAACGGAAAACCAATTTAAAAACAGCGAAATTACAGCGATGCCTAATCCACAAAATATAGAGCCGTACAAAATGCAGAAGGGGGAAACATTGAACCCAAACGGCAGACCCAGAAAATATGTAAGCCTACTCAAAGAGCAAGGCTATAAACTTGCTGAGATAAACGATACCATACAAGCTATGATGTCAATGGACTTAGAGGAACTTAAAACAGTATGGGATAACCCGAAGGCAACGATACTTGAAAAGACGATTGCAGCAGCTATGCGTAAGAGTTTAGAGAAGGGCAGCCTTTATAGTTTAGAAACTTTACTTACCCGTGTTTATGGTAAGCCAAAAGAACAAATGGACATACAAACAGATAACAGAATAGAGATAGTATTTGTAGACGGCAAGACAATTCTTTAATGCGGATAGAACTACCCAACGGACATATAAACCAAAAGAAGATACTTGAATGCGAAGCTAGGTACATTGTTGTGATGTGCGGTAGAAGGTTCGGCAAATCGGAGTTAAGCCAGATAAAATGTATTACAACCGCAATAAAAGGCGGTCAGGTTGCTTACATAACCCCTACTTATAAATTGGCAAAGGTATTCTTTGAGAAGTTATGCAATAGCCTTCCGTTCCCTAATAATAAATCGGACTTAAATATTAGCTTCCCTAATGGTGGAAAGGTAGAGTTCTTTACAGGGGAACGCTTAGACAACCTGAGAGGGCGCAAGTTCAATCTGGTAATAGTAGACGAGGCTTCCTTTATACCTAACTTAGAAGACGGGTGGCTAAACTCAATAAGACCTACATTAACTGACTATAAGGGTAAAGCTATATTCCTTAGCACCCCAAAAGGTAAAAATTACTTTTTTAGTTTGTTTAGCAAAGCAGAGCCGGATTGGCAGAGCTTTAAGTTTACTACATACGATAACCCGTACATAGACCCACAGGAGATAGACGATGCTAGAAGGCAGCTCCCAGAAGTTGTATTTGAGCAGGAGTATATGGCAAACCCGGCTGAGAACGCAGCAAACCCCTTCGGCAGCCAACATATACGCAAGTGCTTACATCCGGTTACAACTATGCCGGTAGTAGCTTATGGGATTGACCTTGCTAAGTCAGTCGATTGGACTGTTATAGTAGGCTTAGACGAAGACGGAAATGTGGCTTATTTTGACCGCTTTCAAATGGATTGGCACAATACTAAGCAAACTATCCTTAGACTGCCTAAATGCCCTATCCTAGTCGATTCTACGGGGGTTGGTGACCCTATCTTAGAAGACCTGCAAAGAGAAGGGGTAATGATACAAGGCTTAAAGTTCACAAGTTCAAGTAAGCAGCAACTAATGGAAGGCTTACAGGCTGCGATACATCAAGGTAAGATTGGCTATCCTGAGGGGATAATAAGCCAAGAGCTTGAAGTATTTGAGTATCAGTATACGGCAACGGGGGTAAAGTACTCAGCACCTTCCGGCTTCCATGATGATGCCGTAATGGCTCTGGCATTGGCTTGGCAGAATTTCAGCCTTAAACGTGGCACAGGTAGGTATGCCTTCCTATAATTTACCGCTTATCCTTGATATTTACCGCTCATCACAATTTTTAAAAAAAGTTTGCCCATTTGATTGTTGAATGTTAAAAGGTTGTAGATTTGATTTATCAATTAACCACAAACACAAAAAAAATGAACTACGAATTAAAAGTTACAGAAACAAACAAAAAAGCTGCTAAATTTCATTACCAAGTTATTGATGAAAATGGTAACGTTATCTGCGAAAGAAAAAGCAATAATGTATATGTTTATTGTACTATTAACGGAGCGTTTTATTCTGGTAAATTAGGTAACATAGAAAAAAGCACACAGTATAAATATGACCTTGAAAGTGCAAGTGATAAATCAAAATTGACAACATTTGCTTACAAAAAATAAAACAAAAATAGGGGTGCGGCTATTCAACGCACAATTTAACCCACTAAACCAAACACAATGAAAAAAGAAACCGCACAATTTTTAGCAGTATTAGTAGCAGCTTGTTACCTTATTGGTCAATTACAAGACTTCTACTCAAAATGATTTACGCTATCTGCCTTCTGCTAATTGCAACAGGTTTTGTAATGGCAGCATTATTTGACTACACAATTAAAAACTATGACCCAAAGCAACAAAGAATACATAGACAAATATTACGCAAGTGAGCCTATCAGCATAATGATGGCTAACATAGATGCTACCTATCTGGAAATACTTACCTATTGTAACGAGCAAGGCTATGAACCTTCTAAACGCAGAATGAGGAAGCCGGAAGAT